TAAAACTCACTGGCAGTTTTAATCCTATTGGCTACCTCATCATTCATAATGAAGCTATGTCCATTTAATACCATTGGACGTAAATGAACCGCACGTGCTTTAACATCCCTTGCGTATTCAAATATACTGTTGATTTCTAATTGGCTGGTGTTCTCTGGCATTAGTAATGCTTTCACATCTAGTGGAACACCTCTACTACCTAATTCTCTTGCTGTCTCTTTAACTCTATCAAAAGGACTATCTGTCATTTTGCTTTTGCGTATTAACTCATAAGTATCAGGATTGCCACTGTCAATATCAAGACCTACATAAGCCATACGTTTTAACTTATCAGTATTAATTGTTAGTATCTTGTGAAGTTTTGTACCATTTGTATTCATTGCGGCAACATAACCCTTATCAATCACATCTTCTAGTAAATCTTCATAGCCAGGAAGTAATGTAGGTTCACCGCCACCACTAAAGATTACGTTACTTAATGTGCCTATGACATTGCTATCGTGTTGTCGCCAAGTATATAGTCTGTCAATTAGTTTACTATATTGTTCAACAGACTGGTACACCGGCAAGTCATTTCTGAATTGCTCGGTGTTGCAGTAGTAACAGGCTTGATTACAGATATTAGTAGTGTCTAAATCTATCTGCCATGGTAGTAACTTACCGGGTATGTTGCCTTGTATCCAGCGTGAAATTAATTGATATTGGTCCATTAGTCATATTTATCCAATTGTAATATCTTCCATTCCAGCAGTGCGTAAACGAACGATATGTCCCATTTGCCATTGTTTAGCTTCAAGACCCTTTAATATACCTAACCATTGATTTCGCAATAATGCTACTTCATTGATAAGGATTTCGAAATCTACAACTTCATCTTCTCCATCAACATACTTTTCAGCATCACGACTAGTCAATACTCTGTTATACGCCTCTAGATATTTTTGAAAATGTTTTCGGCGAATTTTTCGTAATTGAATGTTAAGATAGTTCAATACTGCTTCTATCTCTTGTAGTTGATTAAAACGATGTTCTGTATGTCCCGGAATAGCGGCAATGTTCTTTTCAACATTACCGTATACCTTTACCTCTTGTTTTGCTGATAATAATTCATTCTCAAAATGAGAGATGAAATCGGGTATCACAATTAAATTTTGTGATACCCTTGTGTACCAATTTGACATTTAATCCCATTCTTCTTGGTCTTCGTCTTCATCATATTCTTCGTACTCTTCGGTATCGTGTTGGTCTGTGTAACCTTTTAATGCCTTAAGTACCTCTTTGTCATTCTTAAAAGAATCTTTAATATCACTTGCTTCATAATCATTATCAATTAATAAATTAATCAATGTATCAGCCGCATCGCTACGGTCATTAAAATCAATATGAGTTCGTAATGCATCCCATATTTCTGCTGTAAAAGCTAAACTCATTCTGTACCCTCCTCCTCAGGTGTTACAGTACTTATCTTTGTTGTTGATTTTTGACTATATTCAGACATTACTTTATCTAAACAACCATCAACGTTAGCTTCCCATGCTTTACGAAACTTCTTAATAATTTCGCCATCAAGTGTTGTGTACACAAGACTGTTGCCTTCTTTCTTAACAAGTTCGGCCTTCTCAATCATATCTAATAGACCTGAATAAGGGCTCATACCTGTTTCATAAGGAATCTTAACTTGTACAGATTCAAATGGTTTCGCATAGCGAGTTTTCATAATCTTACAGGCTGCACGAATACCTCGCACATCACTAATCTTATTACCATCTTCATCTTCTTTAAGTTTCAATTTCTTCATAGCAACTACAATACTAGAAGCATAAACGAAACCTTGACCACCTGAGATTTTATCATCTGGATCAAACATATCTTGTGAAGCATATGTGTGATTAGTAGCAACTAGACCGATGCCAAGTGAACCAAACATATTAACACAATTACGAACAAGTGCTGTTAGTGCTTTAGGCTTACGACCCATATCACCTTTCATATCACCCGCTTCAAACTGATTAACATCAGTTGGTGTTAACAACATACCCAATGAGTCAACTACAAACAATACCTTAGGACGATCTGTTTCCGATAATGCTTTATAATCTTTAACGAACATAGAAATAGTTTTTCCTACTTCGTCAATCATTGCCATGTTTAGTTTTAATAGTTTATTTTCTTCTGTGGATACACCAAGTGCGTGTAACCAAGCTTCGTCAAGGGCATTCTCTGAATCAACTAAGACTACAAAGATTCCTTGTTGTTGTGCGTGTCTGACGAGGTTTCCTGAGCAGATGAACGATTTTCCGGCGCCTGACTCTCCGGCAAAGACAGTAACTTTACCAAGAGGTACGCCTTTATTAAAATCACCGCTAATGAGGTAGTTGAGAGCATAATTTCCTGTCGAGATCCAGTCAGTAGGATCGTTAAATCCTATTGATAGACCTTCAATACTTTTTGTAATTTCCTTACGGAATTTACTTACGTCAAAAGGTTTTGCCATTTAGTTGTCCACTTCCATTAATAATGCTTCATTGATTACTGCAAAGAGTTCTTCGTTAGTAGTGCAAAGAATCTTGCAGTTTGTCCAATCATTTTCATTATTACGGCCACCGACTTCAATCATAAAGCCATTATCATATCGGTTAACAGTAAATGATTCATTTACTTTGCTTAATTTTTCTAAGTATTTCATATTATTCCTTATTGTTTGTGTACACCGTTAGTATACAAACTAAACGGTTCTTTGTCAAGGTATTCTGGACAATTATCCGCAATACGCTCTAGTTCATTGTCATTTGGAAAATGTCGTAATGCAGTCCTTGCTTTGTCTCTTATTAGACTAGGCACTCTAGGTGTCTTGCCCGGGTCGCACAGTTCTTCCAATAACTTTTTACCCTGCTTTAGGGCACGGTATCGTTCGTCTGGTAGTGTCATGGAGTTCTCCTTAGGAAGGGGCCTAAGCCCCATCACCTATTAAGACTTGTTTTGTCTAGCACGAATCATTGCTAGAATGTCTTGTGCTTTGTCACTTGATGTGCCAGCTGCCGGGACACTAACTGGTGCAGTTGTTGTTGCAGGCTCATCTTCCCATGGTGCTGAAGTTTCTGCTACGGGGGCAGTTGCGGGTGCTCTAGTTTCAGTAGTAGCTGTGTGTTTATCCGCGGTCGCTCCTGCAGGTGCTTCTAGTCCCCAAGGACGATAGTAACTACCCCAACGCTCATTGTCAAAAGGTTGACCATCTACTGATGCTTCAAACATTTCTTTAATGATACGTAACTCTGCTTCATTAGGCTTCTTAGGTAAGAAGTCTGTTAAGTTGAACAAACCATGTGCTTCAATTGCGGATTGTTCGGACTCATTCAATGGTGATTCTTTACGTGCCCAATTACTAGTAGAGTAATCTGCATAACCACCTTTACTTGTTTTCTTAATGTTGAAGTCAACACCGTGCAAGTAATCTGTTGGCAATTCTTCCATTTCAGGATCCATCAAACTAGATTTAATCACATTGAAAATTTGTGAACTGATAACAAATCTGCGAATTGGGTTTGCAGGAACTTTGTCATCACCTAGTGGGTTTTGACGAACAAACCCTTGAAAGATATAACTGCGTTTCTTCCAATACTTGTTTGCCATTTCTTTCAATGTCTCATCCTTATACCAAGGACGAACTTCTGCCAAGATAGGGCAAGTCTCGCCAGTACCATACATTTCAATACAAGGTACTTGAACGATTGTTTGTTTGATGTTGGGATCACCCTTAACACCATTGAACGGCAACTTAATTAGTTGACGCTCTACCCAAAAGAATGTATTGCTACTATTTGCGTCAGGCAAGAAACGAACTGTTGCTGTCGTGCCTTCGTCAATGTTCCAATGGGGGTAGATAGAGTTATCTGATTGAGTATTAGAACTCTTGTTGTTTGTCTTATTGTCTTGTGCCGCGATACGGGCACGAATGTCTGCTAATGATGCCATGATAATATTTCCTTATAAAATTGAGATGGTCTCGTTTTTTAATATTCGCTACTTCCCTATGAAGTAACTAACATTAGAGATAGTATAGCAAAACTATCTCTCAATGTCAATAGTATTTATCCCGTTTGTGGGTAAACACATTTTTTTCTACGGTTTTTTACCCTTTTATATAAGGTAGTCCGATTAGGTTATCTAACATACGTTCGTATGTTTTATCTAAACTTTCACTAAACAAATCATTTTGTTTCAGATGTAGTGTTGAACTTTCAGGAGGTTGACCGAATAAATCAGTTTTTACCCAATTGTAAAATGCATCCATTGTTTGTTTTGATATTGGATTTTCTTCGTGTTTGAATAGAAAATCAATATTATCTTCGATTGTATATGCAATCTGATGGTCGCTATATGTTGGATGCTTCTTACTTAATTCTATAGCATATTTCTTTTTAAATGAACGAACCATCATTGGTAAATATTTTGCCATCCATTCAGCTTTATCCGGGTCGTGTGAATAGTCAAGTGCAGGTCTAACTGCCATATTAGCTTCTTCAAATACTTTACTTTCGGATCTGTTTTTAGTTGTTGATTTATCTTTTTCTTCATCACCAAATAATTCAGGATCTAACTCAGGTGGTTTAAATTGTTGTGTTGCACCCTGTGATGTAGCTTGTGCATTATCAATAGCACCCTGTGCTATTGTGGCTGCGTTTGGGCGAATAGAAGGTTTAACGAATCTAATATTACTTGCAATTTCATCAGCCATTTGTTGGATTTCACCCCTAAGATTCAGAATGTTATCTCTCTCTGTATTCATAAACTCATCAAAGTTTTCAATCTTTTCTTTAGCGGCATCTACGATTTGAGAATACTTTTGAATTTCTTCGGCAGAGGTTTTTTTATAGTCATCTGTTTTATCAATGTATTTTTGAAATCGTTCTTCTTTACTATCTAAATCTTG